AGCTAAGAGTCACACTGTGAAAAAAATCGCTCTCATCGGCTCCGCGCCGTCATCCGTACAGCTTGCTCCCTATGATGATCCATCATGGGTAATCTGGGGCTGCTCGCCCGGCGCTTGGCCGCATGTCAAACGAGCGGACGCTTGGTGGGAGCTACACCGCCGCGAGATCGGCGCTCCCTGGTTTTCTACCGAGTATATCCAGTTCATGGCGACGAAGATCCAAGGCCCGGTCTTCGTCGCCGAGCCCTGGCCGGAGCTTCCGAACCATCTCGTTCTCGATCACCGCGCCGCAATGGATTTCGTCTACGGCTACACCCGTGACGAAGACGGCAACGAACGCCCCTTGACGCTTGGCCCATATCTGTGGGCATCATCGCTCTCGCACATGATGGCCAGAGCCATTTCCCAGAGGCCGGACGAGATCGCCCTGTTCGGCGTGGACATGTCGGCAAAGGAGGAATGGCACGATCAGCGCCTGTCCTGCCAGCAGCTCATCTGGATCGCCAAGGGCATGGGCATCAAGGTCACGGTGCCGCCGGAATCCGATCTGGTGCGTCCGCACCCGGCCTACGGCTTCCGCGAAATACATCCGATGCATATCAAGCTCCTGTCCCGCAAGAACGAGCTTACCCAGCGCATCGGCGCCCTCGACGCCCAGCTCCAGGCCATGAGCAACGAACGCATGTACCTCATCGGCGCGCTCGACGATCTCGAATACATGCGCAACACATGGCTGCCGGACGATCGGCAGGTCGAGCTGGCTTATCTACAGCCACTGGAAAAGCATGTGCCAGCCTATGTCACCAACGGCAAGATGCATGCAGCAGAGTTCCACGCGCCCGTGAAAGCAAAGCAGCAGAACGGCAGAGAAAATCGCAAGCCTGTCGTTGAGGAAGCGGTCGTTGCCTAAATCCGAAAGGCTCACCACAAAGCAGGAGAAGTTCTGTCCTGACTGCGGACGCGATATGGATCTCGTCGGCAGGATGCATCGCTGCGTGCCAATGCCGGGCTTTGCAAAGCAGGTCATTTATGGTGGTTCGGTCGGCGGAGGTATGACAGCGGATGTTAATAATCTCCCTGAGAAGCCGCTATTATTAACACGCAACGCAACACACCAAGCCAAATGGCGCAAAGCCAATCCCGAACTCAATCGTCAGCGCGCCCGTGAAGGAATGCGCAAACTGCGTGCAGCGAATGGCCGCGCCTAAAGGCAACCGCTTCTGGGAAGCTCGAAGCTCCCACGGCAGAAAGCCGATCTTTGAAACGCCAGAAGATTTGTGGGAAGCGTGTCAGGAGTACTTCGCCTGGGTCGAAGACAATCCGTTGTGGGAAGACAAGGTTACATCGTATCAGGGTGAGAACAAGCACGAACCTGTCGCAAAGATGCGAGCGATGACAATGGATGGCTTGTACATTTTCTTGGACATTGACGAAAGTACGTGGCGGAAAAACTACTCGGTGAATGAAGATTTTATCCGAATCACAACGCGCGTAGAGAAAATCATTCGCACACAAAAGTTTGCTGGCGCTGCTGCTGATCTTCTGAACGCCAACATAATCGCCCGCGAACTTGGCCTTGCCGACAAGAATGAACTGACAGGTAAAGGCGGCGGGCCGATCGAGACGAAAGAGGTCTCGGACATCGAAGGTGCGCAGCGTGTAGCATTCATGCTCGGGCGCGCGTTGCTGCGGGCAAAAACCGAAGACGATGCAGCTTCAGGCTCCTAGTCTTGAGGACGTGCTTGCCGCATTCGGCGCGATGCGGCCTGAAGAAAAACAGGAGATCATCGCAGAGGCGCTGAAAGACAACGGCGACATGCGTTGGACTCCTGCGCCGGGTCCGCAGACTGCTGCGTATCACTGCAAGGCCGATATTCTACTCTACGGCGGCCAAGGCGGCGGCGGCAAGACCGATCTTGGCCTCGGTCTGGCTTTCACCGCTCACAGGCGATCGCTGATCCTTCGCCGGCAATATGCCAATCTGTCGGCGCTGACGGAACGCGCGATCAGCATCAACGGTACGCGAGCCGGATTCAACGGTTCGCCTCCGCCTTTGCTGCGGACGCCGGACAATCGTTACATCCAGTTCGGCGCGAACCAGCATTTGGGCGATGAGCAGAACTGGCAAGGCCATCCGTTCGATTATAAATATTTCGATGAGGCGTGTCAGTTCCTTGAGCAGCAGGTCCGGTTCCATCTCGGCTGGCTGAGATCGACGGAGCCGGGACAGCGCGTGAGAGCGGTGCTCGGGTCAAATCCGCCGCTGGATGCAACAGGGGACTGGCTGATCCGGATGTTCCGTCCGTGGCTGGACCTTACGTATCATCGGCCGGCAAAGAATGGCGAACTGTGCTGGTTCGTGACCGCGCCGGATGGCGATGATCTCCAAGTCGATGGTCCGGCGCCGGTAGAACTTGGCGGGCACAAGCTCATTCCGGAGTCGCGGACGTTCATTCCTGCGGCGCTGGCCGACAATCCGTATCTGATCGAGACCGGGTATCAGTCCAAGCTCGACGCCCTGCCGGAGCCGATCAGATCAGCCGTCCGAGACGGCAACTTCATGGCCGCTCGTGAGGATGCCGAATTCCAGGTCATTCCTACGTCATGGATCATTGCGGCGCAAGCAAGATGGAAGCCCGATGGGTGGAAATCCTGCAGCATGACCGCAATGGCTTATGATCCGGCCGGCGGCGGCAAGGATGCGGCAGAACTATGCTGGCGCCACGGGGGGTGGTATGCGCCCTTTGTATCGGTCACGGGCGAGATCACGAAAGATGGCTCGGCATCGGCGGCGACAATCACGAAACACCGCAGGGATGGCGCCGCGATTGTCGTCGATGTCGGCGGTGGTTATGGCGGTGCGGTCACGCAGCGGCTCGCTGACAACAAGATTCCGCATATCGGGTTCAACGGCGCTGGCTCATCAACCCTGCGCACCAGGGCGAACTCCGAAGGCCAATTGCAGTTCGCGAACAAGCGCGCCGAAGCGTGGTGGCGGTTCCGCGAAGAACTTGATCCGGATCAGCCCGGCGGGTCCGTAGTCGCGTTGCCGCCCGATCCTGAGCTTCGATCGGATCTGTCCGCGCCGACCTATGAAGTCAAGGCGCGCGGCATCGTTATAGAAAGCAAGGACGATCTGCGCAAGCGTTTAGGCCGGTCGACTGGCAAGGGAGACGTGGCAGTCATGTGCCTTTCAGAGGGCAACGCTGCCGTCTCCCGTGGGCTGTGGCAACGACCGGAAGTAGCCACATCCTCCCGCGACTGGCGCGATCGCCGCCGCGGCTGAACTCTACTCACAAGGATAATTTGAGCCGCCCATGTCCAAGGCCCGCGCCAAGGAGCTGATCGACTTTTCCAACAGGCTCTTCGTACACAAGATGCCGCTCGACAGCCTCAATCAGGAAATCGCAGAGAACATCTACCCGCAGCGGGCCGACTTCACGTCGAAGTTCGTTCGCGGCGAAGATTTCACCGCGCATCTGATCGACAGCTATCCGAGCCAGCTCCGCCAGGAACTTGGCGACAGCTTCTCTGCGCTTCTGCGCGCCAAGGATCAGCAATGGTTCCGGGCAACGACGCAGGATGAAGCCGTTGACGCCGAGCCGGAGAATGCACGCTATCTGGAGTTCATGACATCCCGGATCAAGTCCTTTTTGTACGATCCGCGATCACAGTTCGTCAAGGCGACAAAGCAGGGCGACCACGATTACGCCAGCTTCGGCAATGCGGTGATCTCGCTGGAGGAGCGCCGTCTCCCGCCGCCCGAGCGCAGCCACCTGATGCTGCGCAACTATCACTTGCGTGATTGCGCCTGGCTCGAAGACGAGATCACCGAGATCGACCGGCTCGACCTGAAGGATAGCATGTCCGGCCGGACGATGAAGCGCAAGTTCGGGGAGAAGAAACTCCACGACAGCGTCAACAAAGCCTGCAAGGACGAGCCGCACAAGGCATTCGAGATCCGCGTCGTCGTGATGCCGTCCGACGAGTACGATTATATCGGCCCGACTGCGTATTCTGACGCAAAGACGAAGAAGAAACAACCCTTCGTGCGCTGCTACATCGATGTCAGCAACATGACGCTGTTGCGCGAGGAAGGGCTGATCGACTTCCCGTTCATCGTTCCGCGCTGGCACATGGTCTCCGGCAGTCAATATGCGTTCTCGCCGGCGGCAATGTCGGCACTGCCCGACGCCCGCATGACGCAGCAGCTCACATGGATCTTGCTCGAAGCAGGCGAAAAGGCGGTCGAGCCGCCGTTGATCGCAACCGAGGAAGCCGTCAAGAGCGTCGATATCCGCTCCGGCAAACTGTCGTGGGTCGATAAGGAATATGATGAAAAGCTCGGTGAAGCCCTGCGGCCGATCAAGATCGAAGGCGACATCAATGCCGGGCTCGCGCTTCGGCAAGACGTTCGCGAGATCCTGACCCGCGCATTCTATGCTGACCGTATCCGTTTGCCGGACCCAACGAAAGAGATGACGGCCTACGAGACCTCAAAGCGCATCGAGGAGCATATCCGCAACCTGCTCCCGCTATTCGAGCCGATCGAGGTCGAATACAACGTCCGCCTGCTGGAGAAAGCCTTCACGCAGATGGCGAACATGGGCGCATTCGGCGGCCGCGATCTGATCCCAGACGCCTTGTCGGATGAACAGATCACATGGTCGTTCCAGACCCCGATCCAAGAGGCGTCAAGCCGCCTGATGGTCGAGCGCGGTCAGGAGACGATGGCGATCGTGGCGCAGGCCCAGCAGCTCGGCATGATCGCAACCAGTCCGGTTCACGGGACGCTGGTTGTGAAAGACATGGTTCGCGGGGTCAACGGCCCGGCGACTTGGCGCAAGACGGAAGATGAGGAGGCCGCTGAAGCGGAAGCGACCGCGGCGAAATCCGCAATCGAAGGCGCGGCGCAGGAACTCGCAACCGGCGCTGAAGTCGTCGGCCAAGTCTCTGACGCTTCGATGAAGGCGGAAGCCGCGATGATGCCGATGCAGGAACGGCTGGCGCTTCCCGCGGCGCAAAGGCAGGCAGCATGAGCAGCCAGGACTGGGAGCCCAAAGCCGATGCGTGGAAGCCTGTCGATTACGATGACGACGTCGTGCTCGCGGTGCGAGCGGTAAAGAGCGGCGTTGCCAATGCCGGCCAGCAGCAACTGTTTTACGAATGGCTCCGCTATCTGTGCGGCGCCGATGACTGGGCATTCCGGCCCGGCCGCGAGACGCGCGAGACCGACATCATGCTCGGCCGCCAGTTCGTCTGGAGCCAAGTCGAGAAGATGCACCATCCGGCGCTGACGCCGAAGACGCGCGAGAAACCGCAGATCACGACCACGCGCGGCGGCAAGGGCAAGCGCCCGCCGAAGCTGAAAAGACCACCAAGGAAAACCGAGGACAAGTAATGCAGGACGATCAGACCAAGGTAGATGCGTCAGACGATACGGTAGTAGAGACTGAAGTCAAGACGGATGTGGACGCCGGTGCCGATGACAAGGGCGGCGAGAAACCCGCGGCCAAGCAGGACGCCAAGGGTGAAAGCGTTCTCGATGACCTGAAGGAAGGCGATGAGGAACCCAAGAAGGTTGTCGCTCCCGCTGACTGGCCGGAAGACTGGCGCGAGAAATCCGTCGCCCACATCACGGATAAAGGCGACCGGGAGAAAGAACTGACCCGCCTGAAGCGGATCAAATCCCCGCAGGAGATGTACAAGTCCTACCGCGCGCTCGAACGCCAAGTTCAGTCGGACTATATCCGCAAGCCGCCTGAAGGGGCAAGCGAGAAGGAAATCGCCGAATGGCGCAAGGAGATCGGCGTCCCGCCCAAGCCGGACGGCTACGAACTCCCCAAGCTCGAAGGCCACGAATGGACTGACGCCGACAAGCCGATGCTTGACCTGTTCCTCGGCAAGATGCATGGCGAGAACGCCAGCCAGGCGCAGATCAATGCCTCGCTCGGTGCCTACGCTGAACTCGTCAGTTCAGTCAAGGAGCAGGAATACAATACCGACAAGGGCGACGACGAGGTCTGCGTCGATGCGCTCCGCTCCGAATGGGGCCACGAATACCGCACGCACCAGTCGAATGTGAAGAACTGGCTGAACAATGCCGAGAAATGCCCCCCGGAACTTGCCGCCGCTCTACGCGATGCGCGCACGCCGGAC